CGCTCGCAACACAGATCCTGCAACGAGTTGGGCTGCTGCTGACTCTGCAAAGGCTTTAGCGGCTCAACACGCCACAATTATTATCCAAGCCTTATGCAAGTATGGCCCACAAGGAAAAGACGGTATAGCGCAGATTACAGGGCTTGATGGTAATCAGGTTGCCAGGCGCCTAAGTGAGCTACAGCGCAATCATGAGATCTTATTAACTGGTCGCAACGTGCAAAGCAAAAGTGGTCGGGCCGAACGGGAATGGAAAGTAATGCCTAAACAGATGGGACTAATATGAGTTACATCATTGGCAATTTACCGCCAATTAAGTGTTTTGTTCGGCGTGAGTATTTGTACAACTTTGAGAAAGGCCACGGTGAGCTTGAGCCTTGCATCTGGGTAAGCATTAAGGCAATCCGTGGGCAAGTGTTTAGAATTGAAAGCCTGTTGCCACGCTACGGCGCACTTTACGACAAACTGCCTATCCAGGCTTATGTTTGGAATACTAAACATGGGGATCTGGATTACGACATATTGCAGCTATGGGATTGTATGGCCTACAGGTTTACGGTCCACGAAAAGATCGGCTTGCGTAACCTTGGGGTCAAATTCTTAGGCAAAGACAAAGAATGGCACTTTGGCAAATACTTGTTTACAGTAGACTTTTGTGCCGATGGTATGGATGTAGACACAGGATTTACTGAAGTTGCTGAAGAACACAAATCATTTAATTTTATCCGGCTAGATAATGGGCAGTTTGCAGCGCAGCCTAACAATCGATGCCTTTGGTATGACCAATCGCTAATACCGGCTAAGACGGACTTCCCAGATTTTCAGGCATCACGCCACATTTGGACAGTAGACGGGTCACGCAAATGGTCAGCCGGCGATGATTGGTTTTACGACATTGGGGAACGAAGTGAGTGAATACAGCCCACACCCAGCGATTGAGTACATTTGGGACAACGCACCCCATTACGCCAAGGCCAAAGGAGAATTAGCGCAGCTAGAGGCGTTTAAATCAAGCCTAAAGGCAATTCTGATGAAGAAGTCAGGCGAAACCGCTGTGTCGGCCCAAGAGCGAGAGGCTTATGCCCACCAAGATTATCAAAACCTTTGTGATGCAATAGGTCAGGCCACGGAAAAGGCAGAGCTTTTAAAATGGAGGCTGACAAGCGCACAATTACGCTTTGATGCCTGGCGCAGCGAACAAGCTAGTAACCGTCAAATGGATAAAATGACCAAATGAAAGATTATTCTGAAAGCCTAATTAAACTTAAAGCAATGATTCATCAATACCAAAAACTTGTATTGCAGGGCAAATATGAAGCAGCCGCTGACATTGCAGTAGATATGCAAATCGTTTTGGTTGATCTTCAAGAATGGACAGAGGCTCAAGTTGACCAAAGCGCAACGTAAGCATAGTATAATACCTATGGTTGTCACAACATCATAGGGGGCGGTCATGGAAATATGGAAAGATATTCCTAATTTTGATAATTTGTATCAAATATCTAATTTAGGGAATATTAAGGTAAAAGCTCGTGAAATAAAAAAATATTACGAAGTTTCTAAAACTGTAGTTGTACAAAAATACAAAGAACGATTATTAAATCCCCACGTTGATCGAGATGGGCATATGCGTGTACACATAGGGATAAATAAAAAAAATTACCACCTGTTAGTCCATCGTTTAGTTTTACTAACGTTTGTCGGTGAACCACCTGATGGTACAGAATGTTGTCATAACAATGGAATCGCCAATGACAATCGGTTAGAAAATTTAAGATGGGATACACATTTTAATAACAATCAAGACAGAAAGCGTCACGGTAATTATGCAAGCGGCAAAAATCACCCAATGTACGGCAAACCAATGTCAGAAGAATTAAAGAAAAAATTATTAAAATTAAATTTGGGTAAAAAAACGTCACAACAAACAAAAGAAAAAATGTCAATTGCTCACAAGTTAGCATGGGAAAAGCGCCGTGTATCGCAACAAAAAACTGCTTGAATCAGTAAGGCAATTTGCTTGTCAACATTGCCAAATTGAAGACGGAACGGTGGTTGCTGCACATTCCAATCAATTGCGTGATGGTAAAGGCAAGGGAATTAAAGCGCCCGATTACCGTATAGCGGCGCTATGCTTTCGTTGTCACATGGAATTAGACCAAGGTAATAAGTTAAGCAAACAAGAACGTATTGATATGTGGGATAACGCACATAGGAAAACTATTGGGTTGTTATTTGAAACTGGTGTAGTTAAATGATTGCTACCCTCCAGCTGCCGTTGCCACCATCCATGAATACGTATTGGCGCAACTTCAGAGGCAGGACAATACTTAGTCAGGGCGGCAGAAATTACAAACAAGCGGTGCAAGAGTACGTTACGGTCAACAAAGTGCCTAGTTTTGGCGCAAACAGGCTTATGGCAATTATTACTATCTTTCCAAGGGATAAGCGCAGCATTGATTTAGACAATAGGCTAAAAGGCTTATTTGACGCTTTGCAAGATGCAGGCGTGTTTGACGATGACGGACAGTTTGACAAAATAGAGATTGCAAGGGGGTCGATTAAATCAGGCGGCGGTTGTACAATTGTTATAGCTATCTTGTGAGGTCACTATGGACTATCCTGCCGTTTTCGTGTCTACCTTGTTCCACAGCGGGACAAATGCACACTTTCAACATCTAATGACCGATAGCTACGCAAAGCACGTTGCGCTGGCTGAGTATTACGATGGCATTGTTGATTTGACAGACAAATGGGCCGAAGCTTATCAAGGGTCTTATGAAATCATTAAATCCTATCCAAAGGATTTTCATTTAGCTACTGACCCCGTAAAATACATGACGAGCGTCAAAGCATTTGTTAAAGACATTCGAACCGAGTTGCCACAAGATTCAGAACTATCTAACATTGTTGATGAAATTGCAGGATTGATTGACTCAACCCTCTACAAACTAAAGGCGTTCAAATGAATAAGCCTGGACTCTACGCCAATATTCTTGCAAAACAAGAACGCATCAAAGCAGGCAGCGGCGAAAAGATGAGAAAGCCAGGCGATCCAGGCGCACCTACGGCTAAAGACTTTAAAGAATCAGCTAAGACAGCTAAAGACGAGAAGAAATGACAGCGGCTTGGCAACGCAAAGAGGGGCAAAACGCTGCTGGCGGTCTAAATGCCAAGGGTCGAGCAAGTGCCAAAGCAGAAGGCATGAACCTCAAGCCACCAGTAAAGTCAGGCGATAACCCACGCAGAGCCAGTTTTCTCGCACGCATGGGTAATATGCCAGGACCAATGGAAAAAGACGGAAAACCGACTAGGTTAGCGTTAGCCTTAAAAGCATGGGGCGCATCAAGCAAAGAAGATGCAAGGGCAAAAGCTAAGAATATCAGCGAACGCAATAAGTAAGCTAAACTCAACCAATCTTAAATCTAAGACCATTGAGAAAAGATATGGCAATTGAAAAACAATCTAAGCCTATCAAAGGCGGCAGAAGGGAAAACGCAGGCAGACCTGTTGGTATTCCTAACAAAAGCACAACTAAAGCTAGAGAGGCTATAGCGGCTTTTGTAGACGGTAATTCAGACAAACTTCAGCTATGGCTAGATCAAATAGCAATTGATGAACGATATGGCCCAAAAACAGCGTTTGAATGTTTCATGGCTGTCGCTGAATACCATGTTCCAAAACTTGCACGAACCGAACACACTGGCGCTAACGATGGCCCGATTGAATTGGTGGTGAAGTGGCAAGACGGGAAGTAACGCTGCCCTACAGTCCACGGGATGCGTTCAAACCGTTTCATAACCGCACCGAGCGTTGGGCTTGCCTAGTTGCACACCGACGAGCCGGAAAGACAGTCGCAGCCATCAACGACATTGTTCGGGCTGCGCTCATGTGCAAAAGCACAAACCCACTATTCGCTTACATTGCGCCATTCCGCAGCCAGGCTAAGTCTGTGGCTTGGGATTACCTTAAACACTTTGCCCAGCCTGTGCTTGCGTCATCCAACGAGGCCGAACTGACCATTGAGCTTATAACTGGCGGCAAGATTCGCTTGTTTGGGGCTGATAACGCAGATGCCATGCGTGGCTTGGGCTTTGATGGTGTGTTCATGGATGAGTATGGTGACTTTAGGCCTAGCGTGTGGGGTAACGTTATCCGACCTACATTGTCAGACAAGCAGGGTTGGGCTGTGTTCGCTGGTACGCCAAAGGGTAAGAACCAGTTTTGGCAGATATTTGAAACAGCTAAGAAAACGCCTGACGAGTGGTTTCACCTTGTCCTAAAGGCAAGTGAGTCTGGACTCTTGCCTGACACAGAGCTACGGGCAGCTGCCGCACAGATTAGCGATGACCAGTTCCTACAAGAGTACGAGTGTTCGTTTGAGGCGGCAATCCTTGGCGCTTTCTATGGCGAAGATATACGCAAGATCACAGATGCCGGTCAGGTTAGGCGTGTTGATTACGATCCGCACCTACCCACATACACGGCTTGGGACTTAGGCTATCGTGATGACACGGCTATTTGGTGGTATCAGGTGGTACGCAACGAAATCCACATTATTGATTATTTTGCAATAAGTGGTGCAAACATTGCAGAAATAGCTAAAATAGTCGTAGAAAAGCCGTATAAATACGCAAAACATTACCTACCGCACGATGCAAGGGCTAAAACATTAGCAGCAGCGGGTAAGTCAGTCATTGAGCAGTTGAGTGAGTATCTAGGGATTAACAACATGGCGATTGTGCCTGACTTGTCGGTGCAAGACGGGATTCAGGCGGTCAGACAGATGTTGCCGCAATGTTGGTTTGACAGCGAACGAACGCACGATGGGCTAGAGGCTTTACGGCAATATCAGCGGGAATACGACGAGGACAAGAAAGCGTTTAGGCAAACGCCCAGGCATGATTGGACAAGCCACCCAGCAGATGCGTTCCGAATGTTGGCGATTGCTTGGAGGTTAGAGCCAAAGGTTAAGCAGCCAGATATGGTCAAACCGTTGATTGTCGGGCCTGAGAACACAGTAACTTTGAATGATATGTGGGCAACCCACACAACAAACCGGAGTAGAAGATTATGAGTGGCGTACAACATCCCTACGAGTATCAATACGAACACGTTGCAGCAGGACAAACCGCACAAGTCTTAGGCGGCACAGGCGCAGTTGGTGATTACCTAGCCCGTTTAATTTGTACCGTAGCAACATCTGCAACGGGCAACGTTGTTTTGTTTGACGGTGCAGGCGTTTCACATACCGTTTTGCCAGCGTTGTGCGGCACAGGTATTAACACTTACAACATTGAGATAGGCTCTATTTCTAAATTTGGATCGTGGAGAATCACGACAGGCGCAGGCGTGGAAGTGTTAGCAATTGGCATCTTTAGCGCATGATCGTAGCAAGCGTATTGCGGTCAGGTGGCGATTTCAAGCCTGAACACGTTTATGCCTTGCAAAAGATGTGCGCCAAGTATCTGCCACCGCATGAGTTTGTGTGTCTGTCGGACATGGAATTAGAGTGCAAAACCATCTCTTTGTTGCATGACTGGGTTGGTTGGTGGGCAAAAATGGAGTTGTTTCGGTTACCAAGTGCGCTGTACTTTGACCTAGACACGGTGTTGACTGATGACTGCACAGCAATGATTGAGGCGGCAAAGCAGCACGATTTTGTAATTATGCGTGACGTTTACAGGGGTCAGTACAACCAAAAAGCCATGCAGTCAAGCATGATGTATTGGTCGAAACCTGTTGATTTGTACGACAAGTTTGCTGCATTACAGATGTATACGGCGGGTGGCGATCAAAGCTACATTGAACACTTTATGCGGGACAAAGTGACGTACTGGCAGGACATATGTGATGGGATTGTGAGCTTTAAGGCTGATGTGTTGCCCAAAGGGTTAGACAATGCCAAGGTGGTGATATTCCACGGCAAGCCTAGACCGTGGGAACAAACAAGGATACCGTATGAAATTGGTTGAAGGCTGGCAAGTTCCCGATATTGACGAGTGCTGCATTAACGCACTCTTGGTCGAGCTACCAGACTTAAATGTGAGCTATACCCACATGAACCAGTTCCGCACAGTCATTCAGGCCGGTGGCAATATCGGTGTTTATCCCGCAACGATGGCAGGGCAATTTGATCGTGTCATTACAGTCGAGCCTGACCTGGTTAACTATCAGGCGTTGCTACTAAATGTCGCAGGCCACGCCAACATTGAACACCATTGGGCTGCATTTGGCGAGAAACAAGGCACAGCGTCAGTCGATCACCCATACCCTGAGAACATTGGGGCGCATCAGTTGAAGGCCGGTAATGACGTTCGGGTGCTGACAATTGACTCTTTGTGCGTAGATAACTGCGATTTCATTCAGTTAGACATTGAAGGCTACGAGCATTTAGCATTGCTTGGGGCTGAAAGAACCATTAAAAAGACGTATCCGGTTATCACTCTTGAGTTGAAAGGCTTGGGCAGTCGTTATGGATACACCGACGAGGACACAATCGGATTACTCCAAGGTTGGGGCTATGAGATTGTCGGACGGGTAAACCGTGACGTAATTTTTGCGAGATACTAAGATGGAAGCATTGACTGGCGTTCAAAAGTGGCTAAACGTAATCAGCCAATACGACAACGAGTTTAAGAAGTGGGAGGCTCGTACTCAAAAGATAGTTAAACGCTATCGTGATGACAACCGTAACCAAAACACAAACGAAACCGCTAAATTTAATATTCTGTGGTCTAACGTACAAACGCTAATCCCTGCGGTGTATGCCAGGCTACCAAAGGCTGACGTATCTCGACGCTTTGGTGATAATGACCCAGTTGCCCGTGTTGCGAGTCAATTGATCGAACGTGCCTTGGACTTTGAGATTGAGCATTACACCGATTTCAGATCGACCATGAAACACGCAGTTGAGGACAGGTTCTTGGGTGGTCGAGGCGTGGCATGGGTGCGTTACGAGCCGCACGTTCGGGCGCAAGATATTCCTGAAGATGGTTTGCAAGTGACCGAAGATGTGGACGAGGTTGACAGCACAGGTCAACAAGTCAAAACCGCTATGACGCTTGATGGCGCTATGGGCGAAGAAATCGAGCCACAAGAGGAAATTGAGTACGAGTGTGCGCCTACCGATTATGTTCATTGGAAGGACTTTGGACATTCCGTTGCACGGACATGGGAAGAAGTCACTAGCGTTTGGCGCTGGGTGTACATGACACAAGACAGCCTGATTGAACGATTTGGCGAGGAAATGGCTAAATCTATCCCGTTAGATGCAGGGCCGGAAACCAATAAACAATATTCAACTCAATCCAAAGATTTCACACGGGCTAAGATTTGCGAAATTTGGGACAAAGAAAGCGGCAAGGTGTACTGGATCAGCAAGAGTTGCCCAAACATTCTTGACGAGCGTGATGATCCGCTTGAGCTTGAGAACTTCTTTCCTTGCGCTAAACCTTTGTACGCCACGATGACGAGCGACACGCTTGTGCCTGTGCCTGACTTTGTGCTGTATCAAGACCAAGCGACAGACTTAGACATTTTGACTGACCGCATTGACGGGTTGGTTAAGGCATTGCGTGTGCGTGGGGTCTATGACGCATCACAACCCACATTGCAGCGCCTTTTGACTGAGGGCGATAACAACACATTGATTCCAGTCGATAAGTGGATGGCGTTTTCTGAAAAGGGCGGTTTAAAAGGGTCGATTGACTTGTTGCCAATTGATGTGTTGGCGGCAACGCTCATGCAATGTTATCGAGCGATGAATGAAATCAAAAACCAAATCTATGAAATTACAGGTATTAGTGACATTATTCGGGGACAGGGACAAGCCTCTGAAACCGCTACGGCACAACAGATTAAGGGTCAGTATGCAGGACTGCGCTTGCGCTCGATGCAAGAAGATGTTGCCTTGTTTGCGAGTGAGCTATTCCAGTTAAAAGCCCAAGTCATTTGCACTAAGTTTCAGCCTACAACAATCCTTATGTACGCTGCCGCACAAGGTATGCAGCCGGCAGATCAGGCGCTAATCCCGCAAGCGTTGCAACTAATCCAAGACAAACCGCTACGCTCGTTCCGCATCCAAGTAGATTCAGATAGCCTGGTGCAGATTGATGAAAACCAAAACAAACGTGAGCGAGTTGAGTTTTTACAAGCGATGGGTGGGTTCTTGACGCAAGCGTTGCCAATGGGTCAACAAGCGCCAGAGTTAGTGCCTATGCTGATCGAATTGGTTAAGTTCGGCGTTGCTGCATATAAGAAGGCCGCACCGATTGAGGGTACGATTGACCAAGCTATGCAACAGTTGCAGATGAAACAGCAGCAAATGGCGCAGCAGACACCACCGCCAAACCCTGAAGTTCTGAAAATGCAGGCAGAGCAGCAATTTGAGCAAATGAAAATGCAAGCTCAAGCACAGACTGAGCAGATGAAAATGCAGGCTACGGCGCAGGCTGAACAAATGCGTGTGCAAGCAGATGGGCAAATTGCTCAAGCCAAAGCGCAAGCTGAGATGCAAATTGCACAAATGAAGATGCAAGCGGACGCAGCATTAGAGTTGCAAAAATACGAACATATGCAAATGATGAAACAGGCTGAGTTGCAAGCTGCCGAACAGTTGGAAAAGTGGAAATCAGAGCTAGAGTCGGCAACCAAGATCATGGTGGCTAGGATTGGGGCAAACCCAGGCTTAGACTTGCCGTTACTTGAGGCGCAAGAGGCTGCAAGCACTAAGATTGCCGCAGAACTGGGTGACAATGTGACGCAAGCGATGAACCGTATGGTTCAGATGCACGACAACATGAGCAATATGCACAACACCGCAATGGATAAAATCAACGGTGTGATGACTGTTATTGCAGCGCCTAAGAAGATTATCCGTGGCGCAGACGGGAGAGCCGCTGGGGTTGAGCTTGCATGAACGGGTATTGGGACACCGGAACGTGGGACGATGCGACATGGGACTATGTACCCGTCCTAATTGACGTTGACACCCACGATGGCGTTGACCGCAAGAGAAAGGAAGAAGAACACCGCAAGGCAGAAGCAGCAAAGGCAAAAGCAAGGCGGGATGAAGTTATTGCATTATTTGAACAAATAGTAGAGGGTAAACCAAGGATTGCAGAGGAAATTGCAGAACCGTTTGTCATTGAGGCTACAGCCCAAGCGCCGGCGGTAATTAATTACGATGCAATGTTGGCTGATTTAGATCGGGTAAACCGGATTTACAACGAACACATAGAAATGGATGATGAGGACGTTATAGCTCTGTTATGAAAAAAACCTACATATACGTTAATGGCGAACTGGTTGAGAAAGGCTCAAAAGAGCATTACGAGAGCCTTGGCCCAATGGTGATGCCAGACATTCAACCCTACAAATCCATGATTGACGGGTCAATGATTACGAGCCGGTCAATACATCGGGAACACTTGCGTCAACATAATTGCTTTGAAGTGGGCAATGAGAAAATGGAAA